TCCATCTGTTACCATCATAAATGGAGCTAAATATCTTCTCAAGTTTGCTTTTAATTCCGGTGATGCTTTGACTGTGTTCTTTTGGTTATCGTAAGCTAGTACATATAAAGTTACTCCTAATGGATTGTCCGGGTCATTATGTGCATCTGCAGCTACAATTGATTCTTGTTGTGTAACATACGTCTTAGCAATTGAACCATATTGAGAAGGCATTGTCATAGCTCTAAACGCAAAGTCTTGAGCAGTCACCATTCTACCTTGTTCGTTAAACGCTTTTAAAGAGTTCTGCCTTAGTTCCTCTACAGTATCTCCATCCTTACCGCCTGTTGCTGGTTTTGGATTATTTACTAACAGTGTGTCGGAGTATGTAAGGTCTGCAGCGGTCTTATTTACACTTTCTATAGTATTTAAAGTATTAGCTTCTACATTTGATTCTATACCTCCTCCTCTTAAGTACCTTATAGTTAGAGTTGTATTAGCAGGAGCGTTTCCGTAAGCACCTGAATATAAGAAGTTGGAAGGATCATAAGCTTGTAGACTTCTGTTTTTACCTTCCATAGGCACTGGTGATCCAACATTTGTTGGGTTAGGTAAGAAAGCATCTACACTATCTGTTGCAGTACCGGCTCCGAACTGTATTAGTAGTTGACCGATTGAGTTAAATCTTGTGACAAATCTGTTAGGTGTTTTAGATGTAGATACCAAATACGGTACTTTGTTTGAATTATCTCCTGCGTTAACAGAATCATTATACACTGTTTCTTGTCCTAGAAAAGGTACTTCCTTCCATATACCGTTATTACTGTCTACAATATCAATAATACCTATAATATTAGAATCTTCTATTGTTAGTGTTAAGAATTTTGATGCTGTACCTATTGTTTCGGTCTGAGTGATTATCTCTCCGCTTTTGGCTTTAACTTTTTTAATTAGTTCGTATTCTGCTGGTAGATTATTGTCAATTGAATAGACTAGGGTTTCTGTTGGGTCGTAGGAGCTAGAAAAAGAGAAATCTACTTGATCTTCTATTAAAAACTTCTGTACTCCGTTTGAAACAACACTATTGGCTCCTATTGATAATGCTTGTGCAAAATTAGGGACATACTCTGATCCAGATGCTGCTACCCTTTGTCTTAACTCTATCTCTACAGAAGCTGCAGCAGTAGTCTTTGGTCTATACCCCATTTGATATGCCAATGTGTAGAGGTTACTTGGATCTTGTGCATACTGTAGATATGTTTCTTGTAGTTGTGAATCTTGGTAGTATGATAATATATCTCCTACGTATGCTGCCATTTCTACAAACATCATACCTGGTGATGTTGGAGAGAAGTCGTTGTAGGTGTCTGGGAAGTAGTTCTTAGCTAAGTCTACTAATTGCGATTTTAAGCTATTAAAATCTTTGTCTGTATATTTTATGTTAACGTCTTGAGCCATTATTGTTCGAAGTTAATTGTTATTTCATCCTCTGTTTCGGTATCTCGTATGTTAAACTTAAGAGAGAATAGTATTGTGTTATCATCTACAGCACTTGTTAAAGTGAGTTCTTTTATATTTAGATTAGGGAAGTAAGTTAATAGTTCTTCACGTATCAATAACTCTAAACTTGTTAGATTGTCTCTATTGATATTTGCGAATATTAAATTACGTATACCTGAACCGAATGCAGGATTAAAGTACCTTTCTCCTTTACCTGTTAGTATGAAGTTAATTAAGTTAGATTTAATAGCATCTTTTGTTTCATACGAAGAATTGAACACAGCTTTACCTGAAAGAGGAACGGTAATGCCTACTGCTCTTCTTTTTTCTAAATCTATAGGGTTAATTCGTTTTGCTCCGTATGCCATAGTTTATTACCTTTTTATCTTATTAGCAGCATTAAATACATCGCCTGCTTTCTTAACAAAGTCTAGACTGTTAATATCTATACCTGGTGCTGCTCCACTGTTTCTTCCCAATTGAGAAGCGACATTTGATGCCATACTATGACCCGGTGATACCATATCTGATGTTCCAGAGAATACATTCTTATACTCTTCATTAGTCATATTCTTCCTGGTCATTGATAGCATTTCATCTAAAGTTGTTTTACCCATTACTGGGTTCATTTTGCTTGGTGCTTTCTGTTCTACTTGAACAGGTTTAGCAGATGTTTGTGTAAATGTTGGCTTACTCGCTGCTTTAACTGCCTCGTTCATTACCTCTTGTAACTCTTCCTTGACAGCTGATCTTACTTCTTCGCGAATAATTTTACGTAGTTGATCTAGTTTCATATATATAAATAGTTAGTTTATGGAAGTTGATTATTAATTCTAAATTTTATTTCGTCTACCAGTATTCTTGTAGAGGAACTAAATGATGGTGGCCCTTTTAAAACCACAACACCTTGTGCATTTTCTACTACAGCGTACCTTCTTGGAGCAAAAACTGGTGAGTTCTTATCCACTAATATACGTATAGTGTAGGTAGTGCCCATACCAGATGGGTTTGGTTTAAAGTAACTGAATACATTACTATCTACCTCGTTAGTTAAACCTGCATTAGAAGGTAGATTTTCTATACCTGCTAGTATCCTATCTTTATCTTCTTGAGGAAGGTTTTCTACACAGGACCAAAGCTTTATATCGATTGATTCTAGCTTTGCTTTTAATGGCTCTAGCCCTGAGAATCCGAGATCTGTTAAATCTTTTATTGCTTGTTGGTCTTTATATAACATGTCTACTATCTGACATGCTAAGTTAAGGAGTTGAGCGAACCTGTTCTGTGCACCTATTGATACTGAGAAGATAACACCTCCACTTGGACCTGGTGGTAGTCCGATTGTTCCAGGTATGGATATCATCTCTAGTACAGTAACTGTAACTTTTGCTGCTTTAATCGGTGGATCTAGTATATCAGCAAACTTTTTTATTGGTTCAATTTTCTTTTCTAATCCGTTTATTGCATTTAAGAGATTATCTCTTACTTTTAAGATCTTTTCTATTTCTTCAACGGGTGGGCAGATAGAGCCTAATAACTTTTGCTGTATTTTTGAAACCTCTTTTAAGACTAAAGCATAGACTCTTGCTTCTAGTTGACCTAAAAATTTTGCTATAAACTCTGCGAGTTTTGATGGTGGTATACTACATGGCATTATTCTACAAAGGTTTTAGTTGACTTCAAAAGAGACTTACCTTTTGGGTTTATTCTATTCTTTAGTGATTTAAAAGCTCCTAATGAGGAAGCTCCTTTCATATTAATTTGCGGTATAGCATCTCCTTTAACTGTTTTTGCTTTCATCATTGCTTTTGCCATTCCTTCTAGTACATCAATTACATCTTGTAAGTATGTTTCAACTTGATGACCCAACATTACAGGTTGTTTAGCGTTTCCATCTGCTGTTCTAGCACGAGAGCCTATGTAGATTTTATCAGCATCTATACACATATAATCTTCTCCGTCTATGTTAACTGTTTTTGAGTTAATCCCTATAGATTCCTGACCAGATATTAAAACTTCATTTGACCGGGCGTTTAGTACTATTCTATCTGAATTAAGCAATAACTGTGAGCCTTGAAACTTTGAAGGAGTATCTGGGCTTTTATCATATGAAGATCTTTTATTATTTGCTAAGAATAAAGGTACAGAATGATCTGAAGTAAAGTACATAGAAGCAGGATCTTCATTTATATCTTCTACAATATGACTAAATCCGTTTTGTGTTTCTTTTTGACCGTTACTTATTACTATAAATGGTTTATCCTTATTAGAATCATCAGTCAACTTATTCTCTTCTATCTCCGTACCTGACATTCTTATTGTCTGTCCTAACCTACCTGAGATTATGGTATCTCCTGGGAATGGTTGAAGTGGGGCTAACTTATCGTTGATGTCAAATGCTTCACCGATATTAACTCCTTCTTGATCTATATCAGTTGGGAATGCACTATGATGTGGATGATTCCAAAGATTATAGGCAGTTTGATAGTATTTTCTAGAGTAACTACTTGCTTGTCCTAGGTTAGTACCTGGTCCTGTCTGTATTAAAATAATTTCATTCTTTACAGGGAGTGTGTTAATATCTCTATTTAACGGATAAGCAATACCTGAGTAGATTATATCTCCTGTATCGGATGTATCTACTCCGTCTGCTAGATCTATATACAGTACAACACCTATTGAATCCGGTCCTCCGTATTGATCATAGTATTTATGTTCAGAATTTAATATAACATCTACAACTCTACCGGGGTTGAGGTTACCTCTGTCACCGCTAGTCAGATCTCCTGTTTGAGACTTTGTTCTATAGTTATTATCTAACATACCTACTATTCTTTTTCTTCTGATTTATCAGATGATGTCTCTACTTCTTCTTGTATTTCTTCAGTTTCTTCTAATAAGGATTGTAGTGAATCAAAATCAAATAGATCATTACCGTCTCCTTTTGTTTGTGCTATCTCTATTCTCTGAATAATAGTGGCTAGTTTTATTAAAGCATCATCATTCTTAACTCCTATCTCCATATACTCTTTAATCATTGGTACTATCAAAGTAGCATCACCAATGTTCTCTATAAGAGGTTTTAATTCTCCTATGAGGGCTTTTACTTGAGATTTCGTTTCTTTTGAGTTATCGTAGATTTCACCAAAAAGATCAGAAAGGCTTTTACCTTTAAATATTTCTTTATCAGTACTCATGTTCTTTTCTTATAAATAGATTTAAAGTACCTTTGTGCGGATTAATCCTACTTCATTATATTTTTCGTATAATTTATAGAATTCTACTTTAAGTTTATTTACTACTTTAGTTAAATGAGGTGTTTCGCAATCTGTCATTTCTCTAATATATATGTAGAGAGCTTTCTTTTTAAATATATCTAAGTCTTGTCTCGTCTTAAATATAGTAAGGATTGCATCCGCTATGTTCTTTTCACTATCTTTTATAAATAATTCATCTAACTCTTCATACATCTGATCTACATACATATCTAAGAAGAAGCCTAAAGAGATGGCATTCTCATCATCTACTCTGTAGTCGGTATCATAACCGTCTTCCATTTCGTTGAAAGTACCTATCTTTTTAAGCTTCTTGTAGTTTTTATTATTGTAGTTAATTAACCAACGTTTAACAATAGTTCCGAAGTAGGAATAAGCCTTAGCTCCGTTGTTCTTATCAAACTTATCAATCTTCTCTTCTAATAACATAGAAACAACCTCATGTTTGAGGTCTTCTATTCTATCAACATCTGTATAATAAAATTTAAAGGTATGTATTATATTCTCAGCTAGTTTATAGAAAGGGTAATATATATGTTCTGTAAAGATACCATTCCTATATTCCTGACTAGTTGATTCATTGTACTTGTTAATGTATTCTTCTGTTTCTGAAGTAAAGTAATTAGCTTTTGCTTTCTTTCTTGCCATAATTTTGTGGGAGCATGTATCGATCTAGTTCGTCTTGCACCTTTTTTAGTTGTATAAAAAAATAACCGACCTCATCATCTGACTTGAAAACCCCACGTTTGTCAAGATCATTAAGGTGCTTTTGTGAATCCCCTATTAAATTTGATATATTCTGTAGATATGCTGTTTGATCTATAGTAACATCTTCATATCTCTCTACCTTTCTTAATAGGTTAAAGACAATATACGATAATATTCCGGAAAGAACAACTAAAATAGTAACTATTATGTAAAAGTTTGTAGGATTAATGTTCATATTATATATTTTTTAATAAATTAGTTAAACCTGGTGAAGAATTTACCCTCTTTCCTGTTGTTGATTTAGTTTTCTGTACTGAAGGCTTAGAAGATCCTCCGTTTCTCTTCCACATATCGTATTCTACCTTAGAAGCTAAGAAGTCTGCTGTATGTAATACTGAGATAAGAGAGGTTTTTTGTCTAGATGATTCAACATTACTAAAAAAGTAAGCTTCATTAGCTTTATCAAACACTCCATCGTGACATCTTATACCTAAAAACTCTTTTTGATCTACTTTAATACCGAACTTTTGTAAAATAAATAAAGATCTATCTGGAATTAGCATAAACTGTAGGTCTGGATTGTATGTATACATTTCTGAAAGCTTATCTTGTCTCCATTTATCAGTCTGAGGTATATAGTTTGGTTGATCTCCATCTCCTATCTTACCTAAATCATGAAAGAGTGCAGCAAATACTAATTGCTCTTCAGTATAATCTAAAGTACCTCCCATTTTTTCATATAATCTAGATTGTTCTACAGCATATTGTACCACTCTATTTACATGATCTACATATCCACCAGCAAAAGCATTATGATACCAAGTCTTACTACTAGCAGGAGCCATAACATAATTATCTTCCATATGTTTTAACATCTCTTTACAAGCAATAGCACGTCCACCTAAGTAGGTATCAATGATTTTTAAGTGTTTTTCGTAGTTTTTACTAATTTGTTCTGCATTTAACATAGATAACCTTTTTAAATTATTATTATTATTTATTTTATTATTAAATTATTCAATATTATACTTATTTAAATATATTTTTTATTATATCTTATTAATTATTTTATATAACATATATAGAAGATATTAAATCTAAGGCAGAAAGGCAACTATTTTAATGAAAAAGATGCTTTTTTTTTAAATTTACCCATTTAGCCTGGGATCTATAGGTGGTAAAGTACACTTTTACGTCGGCAAGTGACCTATATTGGGTAAAAAATACCTTTTTATCACTTTGACTCACATACTTAGTATAAAACCATATACCTTTATTACCTTTTGCTTGACTTCTATAGTTAGTTCTATATACAATTACATCTGCTTGTGATCTATACTCGGTTTCAAACACCAATACCTCAGCTTGGGATTTATAATTAACAATAGATATTTGTTGGGCGGATAGGTAGAAGGGGGTGAGGGTGAGGAATATACCGTAGGCCGCCGCGCGAAACGCGCGCAAGTTGCCGCGAAGATTTATATCTAACATGTTCCGAACTGTTTGGCTACCCATCCGTACTTTTCTATGTGATCTTCATAGAATTCATCATCCCCATACATGAAATAGGCATCGGCTTGATCTAGCCATCTAGCAGCAGTCTTCTTATCAGGTGCTCCTACAGACATAACGTCTTTAAGGGCCTTCTGTTCGAAAGCTTTCTCTTCCTCTATCTGTCTGGTATTCTCCTCAGATAGATCATTAACGAAATCAGTTAACTCCTGGAAAGACCAATTGTGGAAGTTATACCCTCTAGGTCTGGAACCATATACGTCTT